CAAATTCATTGGAGCTGATCATAAGTACCTTCCAAGTTCCGCGAAGATTATTTGCAGGTTTTACTTCTATTTCTGACCAAGAAGGATTGCCCGAAACAATAATTGACATAGGGAAAGGTTTAGTTGTACATCTATTAATTACAAAGTTCATAATCCCCTCTACTTGAGAAACCAGCGGATATAGTTCAAAAAGACTTATACCCTTACCAATTTGCCTATTTATAGTACTAAAAGTACTAGTAATAAGTTCATTAACGGTTGCTCTAGTTAAATTCCTACTATATAAGTCTCCAATTCTGACATCCATAGATAGTAAGGCTTTTTGTTCCGGCGCTTTATGGGTTTCAATTTGAGTATTAATAATTTTAATATCATCCAGCGCCAGTTTTATATTCTGCAAAACCTCTTCTACTATCATATTAGGTTCGATAAGTGCGTACACATGAACGAGAAATCTATTAGAAGCGTCGCCCTCTGCATAAGCGTCAATTACTCCTGGTACTTTTCTTGCCAAAGTTTCATAGTCAGATTTAGTTACAGCACGATCTCCTGTTTTTAAATACAATGGAGCATTTCTCTTTGCCGATTCAATAGACTCACTATCACTCCCGCCTTTGGCGGGTTCTGGATTAAACACACGCTTCATTCGAGATAAGGGTGATACTATACGAGTAATCATATTGCTCCCAACATTAGTATGTGCTCCACCCCCTACCCTGTAAGTAGCTTGAATGTTATTAATACCTTCAGGAGGTATTTGACCTTTTAAACCTGCTCCGAAGCGGATAAATGTATAGCCATCAGAATCTTTTTCGTGCCAATATCTTCTTCCATCCTCCGTAATTTGTACTAATCTATTAGTTACATCTGTCCATCGTATAAATCCACTTCCTTCATCCACGTATACGTTCAGAGAAGGTGTAATAATATTTTGGTGCCTTAGTTTAAATACTTGATAAGGTTGTCCCGTGCTCGAACCAACAATCTCATTATGAACAGTTATCCCTTGGGTTACCTTTACTTTATAAATATATTCACCATTCTCCATTTCTAAGCCATTGTTACCCGCCGGAATGATTAAATCATCGTCCAATTCAAATATAATAGGCTCCTCTCTACCGGTAGGCCGAGTAGAAACAGGAAAACCTCTAGGGATAACCATTGCCTTATTTGGATCAGGTGTAATCTCAAAAACCACATAAGTAGATGCAGGAGTAGCCTCTTTTAATTCATAACCAATGAGTTTACAAAGATCAATTACGGATTTACGTTGTTCGGCAGTAGAAAGGTAAGACTCTTCCCAAATTCTATCCTGATAATATGAAATAATATCCAAACCATAAGCCAACATTTCAAGCAACACAATTCCAAAGTCTGAAGGCGAAAGATCAGTCCATTCAGGGATCTTTTTAGGAATAAGGCTAATAAGTTCAGCTCTAAATCCTTCATAGTCTTTAGCTAAGTATTTATTCATTATTTTCACCTCCTACCGGAATTGAAATAGATGTAGTTTTATACGTGCGCCTGTTTGTATATGTTACCTGGATGGTAACCGTGGATTTTTCTCTAATAATCTGTACATCTTTAACAATTATTTCTGGTTCCCACCTTGCCAATGCTTCTTTTATATAGTTGATAGCAATAGTATCATATGAGGGATTATTTCCTTGAAAGATAGTGTTTTTAATGGCGGAACCAAATTCGGGGTTCATTTCACGAGAATGAATAGAGGTTAAAAGGATCTGCATAATTGATTCTTTTGTGTGTGCATCATCATAATAATTAGATTCACTAATCGCTACTCCCCCTCTGCTATTAAAGCGAAAAGGAAACGAGATACCTCTACGAATCTCCATTTAATCACCGCCTTGGTTACAGCCCCTGTAAAATTTTCTTCAAGTCCTCAATTTTGCCGCTGATTTCCTCTAGTGATGTTCCAGTAACATATAACATAACACACCCTACCCAAGTAGAGGGGTTAATTTGCGGAGCGTCTGGGTCTAGTAAGGAGTTTTCAATTTCCTGGATGAAATTTACCTTTCCAACAACATCTTTAATTACAGTACAATGGAATCCGGTTTGACTAATAGAATCAGCAACATTTATTGTCGCATCTTTAGCTTGTTCTGCAATTACTTTAAGCTGATTAACAGCTGCTGTTAAAATGTTTAAATCATTAACCTTCTTACTAAAATCGTTGTAGGTATCTTCGGCGTGTTTCTTAGCTTTCGAAAGCATAGAATTAGGATTACTAGTATCTAAACTGGGAATTAACTCTCCTACTGTTAACTGTTTCCAAGGATCATACATAATATCTACCTCCTCTATTTAACCACAGGTTGCTTTACTAGAACCTTGTGTTATTGTTCCTACGTGAGACCCGTGTGTAGGGCAGGCAACTTCTACTAAATCACCCACCCTAGCTATTGGCTGACCGCCTCCGGCAATACTTACCGATCCAGCGTCTATACTTGCCGAAGACGCACTAATTGTTGCAGAGCCTCCTGCACTTACAGTAACGCTTCCTCCAGCCTCAACACCCACATTTCCGCCCGCTGAAACGGTGGCATCCCCTTCAGCTTCCACAACAACTTTATCTTTAGATACCACCTTAATTAAAGGTGCATTATCATCAATTAAGATCTGGTTTTCTCCGGCGGATAAAATATTTATCTTTTTATTTTCTACATCTAAATGGATAAGGTGTTCTTCTGCATCTGGGCCACCCTTAGCTCTTAAAGAGAGATTACCATTAGCTTCTGATACAATTTCTGTACCCGAAGCATGTCTAATCCTAATGTAAGGCGCTTTAGCTGAATCTCCCCGGGGCGTTTCTGAAGAAGAATTAAATTCTATATATAAATCTCCAGGAACCCAAACAAACCGTCGTTGATGAGTATAATCGTCATAACCTCCTACAGGCAGATTTTCAGGCTTCCACCAAAATCCTACCCACAGCGGTTTATTTGGGTCACCCTCCTCGAATTCAATCCAAACCCCATCTCCAGGCTCTGGCAGAAACTGTATTCCATATAAATCTCCTGCAAAGGGTGCACAAGGTAAAGCCCAATTACAATCATGTTCTCCTAAAACGCGGGGTATTCTTGCTTTTATTCTTCCTTTATATTCGGGGTCTTCAACATTGGTTACTATGCCCCGGTATTTTCCCCAATATCTTTTAATACCGCTACCTAATTGATTTACTAAAGGAAGTCCTGTTCTACTTAGCATAGTAATCCTCCTTTACATTACCATGACCCAGTAGCGCCATGCCCACGGAAACGTATCGGGATTAATAGTCTTTGCCCTACAACTAAATCCGCAGTTGAACTAATCCCATTAGCAGTTGCAATAAGGGTAAATCTCCGTCCATCCCCGTAATATTTTTCTGCAATCGACCATAAACTATCTCCTGCAACAACAGTATGATAGATAGGTTTACTTATATCAACCACCGGCGGAGGAGTATGTTCTACACTAGGTTGAACATCATCAGAAGGTTCAGGCGCATATTTTAGGTTGTTTCGTTTTACTTCAACCTTTTGTGCATACATTGTAGATGTAATATGGTGAACTACAGTAGTTACGTTATATATTCCAGAAAAATTTTTACCCAACCCTAAAAGCTTTACCCCTAGCCGTGATTTAAGATGGGGATTAGGCGCTGTTATATCAAGTGTGCCTTCTAAAACATAGCTGGCTTCTTTTGCAATTTGATCAGCCTCACTCTGTACCGCGCTTTGTTGGGCCGATGGTTGTGGGGGTTGTTCTGGTTCAGAAATAGAAGGGGCTTCAATACCCTCCCAGTACGATCCCCTATGTTCATACTCTTGTATTGCTGCCATACTATCACCTCAACCGCCAAGTATCTGTGTCGTCCTTATAATATTCGGCAATTGGAGTTTCAGGACTCGCAACTCCTTTCTGATCCTCTTTAGTGTCAATATCAACATTTTCTACTTCAACATTAGTCTCTTCATCAGCCAAAACATACCTAAAGCTTGCTCGTTTTAAATTATATGGATATTCCCGCCAATGTAAATCAGTCTGTACTACCGGTTCTTCAAATAAGTGCCACCAAGTAATTTTACCGTTCTTAATTTTTAGCCCAATTTTATTTTCTTCAGCAATTCTCAGTAAGAATTTTAAGTCGCTTTCGTTAGCTTGTGATAATTCCTCATAAACCTTTTCAAGTTTGGGGGCATTAGGATCTATTTCTAATTTATAGCCTCCATTTTGAATTACTGTACTAACTAATTGATCGAAAGTCATCTCAGTGTAAGTTGCCTTTTTATCAAATTTATCTAACGCGAAGGACTCATCCATACAAGTTATGATTATTAATGGGACTCCATCTTCAGGAAACTCTACGTCAATAAGAGAAATATATCCATCTAACCAATCTACTACGTCATTTACCCACCCGCCGCGAATCTTTATCTTGGCCCCCTTAACAATAAGAGGATTGTCAATAAAGTAAAAACTGGGATCAGCAAGGTGGATGTATACCAAATCCGAACCACTTTCGTGATCTTCATACGTTATTTCTTGTACCAAATCATATAATTTATCTTCAACTTCTTTTCCGTTTATGTAAATCTCAAAGTACGGTGTAAGCAGCCCATGTTGATGTGGGGGATTATACGGCATTTAAACCACTCCTTAGTGTTTTGGGGGTGGGAATTCTAAGGATTGTTCCTGGTTTAATTTCCCACGGCGAAAAGAATTGGCTATTACAATCAAGAATAACCCACCAATAATTAGGATTATATAAATATTTATAAGCCAAAAAGTCAAGAGTGTCACCATTTACAACTTCATGAGTTATATATTGAGCGTCACTAGGCGGAATAAATTTAGTTCTTCGGCTGAGCAAAGGTACCAGACCTTTATCCTTATCTACATGAGGAATAATAGATGATTGTGCATATCGTGAACCTAAATGTACTGCCATTTTATTCCCTCCCTTAAATATCGGGCAATGATTTAATAGAAATATCCAAGGTAGCTCTAATCGTACTAAGAGACGTTGGATCAAAACGATCCCTTTTAAGACGCATACTAGTAATTAATCCTTTTCGATAAAGAGTTCCATAAGCAATTATAACAGGTGGGGGAGGTTTAAACCTACCCGTCTGTTCTGGTTTAAACCTCTCCATGAATGTTAAAAATTCTTCGGTATATCCTGAATACATTCCAAGGTCATCAAGCTGGATAGTAAATGTAATAATATCTGCTTCTCCTCTGACATACTGAAACAAAGGGTGTGCTAAACCTGGAGAAGTTATTTCACTATAAAATACTGAAATTTCTTCATTAATTGGGGTTGGATTAAATTGAAATTCTTTTGATTCTTGTGTTATCATATCCATTATGACTGCTTTTACTGGTTTTAACGGCATTTATGTCACCCCTTTAAAGGTTTTGTACGTAAGTAATTTCTCATACTTTCAACTTCAATCTTTTTAATAAATTGCCGGAATAATTCTTCCGCTGCTACTCTAATGGTTGACGGATCTACAGAGGGCATATTAATTTGGATTGAGTTCTCTTCAAAAGTAACTATAAACGATCCCATGCCTGCATTACTGCTTTCGTTACCTGATAGTCCTAGTTGTTTTCCCGTTTCTTGATAAAGCTCAACAGCGCGATTACGATATTTATGTCCTAGTGGAATAATAACCTCTGGTCCGTCTTCTCCCGCGTGAGTAAGAATGTGTGAATTAATAAATCCACCACGAGCATGTTTTCCAAAACGAGATGCCATCCTATTCCACAACTCTACCGCACTAACACCAAAAATCCTTTCCCAAATATTTTTTGGTTCTGGTGAATACTGCCCTGCAAGAGGCTCGCCCATTATTGTACGTACCACCAAACTAAAAGTACTACTATTCTTGGGATCTGCTTTTTTACGGTATCGTTCTTCGAGAACCTTTGGGTCTGTTGGCACAATCATATTCCAGATGGCTTTAGGCAAAGCTTTAAAGGCTTCAATTATAATCTCAACCAGCGTTTTAGCAATTGCTGGTCCATGAGTAATTAAACCTGATATAATACTCTGTACGATTTCTGGACCTTTTGTTTTAACGTAGTTTAATACTTTTCCTAAATTATTTTTTATATTTTCAAGTATAGTTCCTTCACCTTGGGATAAAGTTCCTAATAACATAATGGCTAACATTCCCCACGGCCCAGCAAGGAAACTACCCATTTTACCAAGAAAACCACCCATTTTAAGTGCTCCTAGACCAACGCCTCCTCCCATAGGTTTACCAAAAGTCCAGTTGTAAAGTGCGTTTGGAATTCCCATAGCCAACCGGCCTACTCTAATTGTTGCTGCTGTTGCTGCAATACTACCAACAACTCTACCGATTACATTCCATATCTTAGAGGTATCTAAAAAAGCCCCAGGAACACCCAAACCGTCAGCAAGTTTCATAATTAGTTCAGTTATTTTTTTTAAGGGCGTAATTATAGTCATATTTAAAATTCTTCCAATAAACTTAGTACCCTCAATAAATCCGTCAAAGAAGGTTTTTATCCTAGTAATGATATTAAGTATTTGAGTAAAATCTTCTAATAAGTAGTTTCTACGAGCACTAACAGTCGTACCAAGTGACCCAACGTCAGTACCAGTTAATAGGGACATTAATTCTTTAGAGATTACGTATTTTCCGGTTTCTTTATAGCGCCTTAAACTATAACTTAAACCCTCAAATATGGTTTTAAATTTAATTATTTTACCTGTAAGATTATCCCATAAGCTTCCATTTAAAAGATTGGTTGTACGGTCTTTTAGTTCGGAACCGCTCACTTTACCGGCTTTAAAGGCTTCAATTTGCTCTCTTGCTCTATCAGCAGCATTACCAATCTGTCTAAAGGTGTTGGTTACTCCTGATCTGATTCCCATAAAATCGGCTACCCAGGCAAGACCCACTAATCCTATTAATCCAAGTATTTTCAATAAACTGAGGCTAATTCTACCCAAAGGTTTAAGGAAATTAGCAACTAAAACGCTCTTAACAGAAAGTGACCCTGATTTTACTAAGTGCATAAAATCTCGGAAAGATTTGGCGCTTGTAAAAGCCAATTGTAGTGCAATGTTTTGTAGTGAACCATACAAGGATACTAATTGACCGCCAGCAACCATAGCGGCTCCGCCCACACTAAAGAGTAAACCAGTAAGTCCTGCGCCAATCCCTAGTGTCTTTCCTAAAGCAGGGTAATTATCAATGATTTTGGTAATAACCGCCAATAATCCTTGAAAACTCTTCATTGCAGGAATTACAGCAGGGGCAATCAATTTGCCCATAGTCATTCTGAATGTTTCTCTAGTTCCTTCCATTACTTCTTGAACGCCCCAATAAGTGTTCATTAATCGTTCAAGATACTTTTCAGTATATCCTTCGGCATCTTTAATTGCGTCTCTTATTTGTAGTAATGTTTTTCCTTGTTGTTTTTCAAAATTCTCATATTGAACAATAAGAGACATAGAGGCGCGGTTAAATAGAGTCTGTAATTTAGACATTCTAGTTAAAGTATCGCCCCATAATTTTTGAGATCTTTTACTTATAGTATCTAAAATGGTTAGCGGATCAGATTCTTCTAAAAACTGTCTTGTTAAACCTAGTTGTTTAAAAATCTCCTCCCGCTCTCCCTTAGCATCAAACAGGTTAAGCAAAGAACCGCTAAATTGCGATAGAAGAAATCCAGCACGTCTAGGATTTAGTCCTGTTCGTGCGGCTGTCATTAAAGCCATAAACGTAGGTAAGTCTATATTTGGTCCAAGATTGGCGTATGCGCCACTAGAGCTTCGCCAAGCACGAGCAATTTCACCGATGTCAAGAGGACCAACAGTCATGGTTCTAATTAAAATATCAAGCAATCTTCCCGAATCTTCATGGGTTTGTTTAATCATAGAATCTAAAAGTTTCATTGATTCCGCCGCGTCTAATGCACCATTAGAAAAGAATGAAAGAAGGGATACGTGTCGAGCAAGCTCCTTACTTTGCTCGACATCATAACCCGTTTTTAATGCAACAAGAGCCGCTTGGGCAGTTTCTAAGTTACTAGTCGGCAACTCGACCCCTAATTTTGTTAAATGCCTTTCTAAAGCATTAAGTTCAGTAGTACTAGTAACCTGTCCCAAAAACGAAATCTCTGACATTGTTTTTTGGAATTCTGATGCTGCGGCAGTCCAACCACGTATCATCCTAGTAATGCTTTCACCGGTGCGTTTTAAAGTGATACCAGACATAGACATAGCAACACCGGCCATAATCATTGAAGTCATTTGGCGGATTTGAGTTCGAATGTTTGTTCGATAAGTTTCCATTTTACTAATCATTTCATAATATCTATCATTAAATAAGTTATGAAAATGCTTTTCAAAACGGTCTGCTCCTTGGGTTAAGTCTTTATTAATACCAGCAAATACCTTTTTAAAACCAGCAGAGATCTGTTTAGTTGCTTTATTAGTTGTTTTATCAAAACCCAGTAACTGTGAGGCAATAGAGCGAAGTGGGCCTGTAGCCTTATCAATAACTTCAATTATGATTCCATTCCTATGAATAATAGCTCCCATAGCTCTTAGCCCCCTCCTCCGAAGATTCTTCCCGTCTGTTTTCGTTCTTCTTCAATAGCAGACACCCAACGTTTTCGTTCTGACCTAGTTAACTTTCTAACATCTTCTCTACTCCATTTGTATCCGTAAAAAATCCTATGAAATTCGTACCAAAGTTCGCCTAAATCAATGATGCTTGACAACTCTTCAATGAATAAGGCACCCGTTAAATAAAATTTATTGGGTGTACTCCAGTTTCAAAGGAACGACCACATTGGACACAGTCTACATTCAAAATAAATCTGGGACCAAATACTACATCAGCTAAAGTTTTGATTAAATACTCCCTATCTTTGCTGCTTAATTTTCTAAATACTTGAGGATTTACTTTTACGTCGTCTAATTCTTGTACACATCTAGCAATTAAAGTAGTGTTGGCAATACCTTCATTTCTACGTGCAATGGGGTCGATAATCTCCTGATCTTTTCCATTAGGTAGACGCATAAATCCTTGGGTATGGATATTACCTTCTGCGTCCATGTAACCTTTCGGTAATTCAAATTCAATTTTAAACGGATCTGTGTTAAGAGGCAAAATCTCGATTTCATGAGTATAAAAATCCACTTTTAGTCGATCATTACAATTAGGACAGATAGAATCTATTGTCATTTCATCACCAAAAGAAAACTCTCTAATTTTTAATACTAAGTAGTCACGGTCTCCTAAGAAGAGTTTTCTCATAATATCGGCCCACTTGTTTTCACCTAGTTGTTCCCTTTCTAAAACCTGATCATTCTCTCCGATTAGCCTAATAACACACCCAGTCAAAAGAGTAGTAATTTTACGACCAACGTTATTTTTAATATCCGGCTTTCCTAATTCCTCCTCTTCCACACCGCTGATTTCCTTAATAACTGCTTTTTTAAATTGATTACCTTCTTTGTCAACGTAACCATAAAGCATTTCTACTTCCAGTTCGTCAGCCTTAATTTCAAGTCCCTTTTGATTTTCATTGAGTTGATTTTTTGACATAATATCGCTCCTCCTTCAATATGTGTTTTGTTTTATAAACCGGGTTGAGAGGCCCAACCCGGTTTATAATTTCATTATAGTCGCTGTACCGTATTGAAGTCCTCGTATTGAATTTCGATAGACTCAATAGCTACTTCACTAGAAGCAGCGTCATACTCAGGTGCAGTAAATTTAGATACCCACGCTTCCTCGACGACATGGGTTCTTTGAGTAATCCCACGATAGTCTAATTCCTCAATAACAATGGTAGACCGTAAACCACGGGCGGAGTTAAGGAACTGTTCCACTAATTCAAAAGGTTTAGTAGCAGATTCAGAAAGACTTGCTACACCACGCTCACAAGTAATAACCCCAGTCCGAAGTTTACCAGGGAGTTTATGTGTGCCTTCATATCCACCCTCAGCATATTCAGCAACCTCATACTCTTTTTCAAGGCCGGATACCCGACTAAATCCGAAATACATTGGTTGACCGTCGCCCGGTGCAATGGATACTCTAAATCTAAATCTTTGTAAGGGGTCGTATGCTCTAGATCTAGCCATTAGTTAACACCTCCTTATAACTCTTGAGCGGAGCTGCCGCCTTCCCACTGGCCGACTTCGATGATTACGAACTCTCCAGGTTCAGCGATAGCTACACCAACCTGCATTTTTACCTGTCCGAGTCGCACAATTTCAGGAGTATTCAATTCTCCGTCACATTTAACGAAGAAAGACTCTTCAGGAGTGCTACCTTTAAACCCTTCTCGGTTGTTGTTATACTCGGACAATAGGAAGGACCTAATAACTGTCGTAATTCTATTCCATAGGCGCTCATTATTAGGTTCATAAACAACCCACCGCATATTATTCTTCAAGGATTTCTTAATATAGTTCAAACCTCTCCGAACGTTAATATAGGTGTTATCTAACATTCTTGCACCCCAAGTAACAATACCCTCATTTTTAAAGGAACGAATCACATTAATACCAATCGGGTTCATGGTTTCTTGTTCAGCGTCAGTTACATGGTATTTAACATCCAGTACACCAAATAACCGCCCGTCGATAATACCAGCAGGAGCTTTATAAACAGACCTATTACTATCCGTCCGTGCCATCATACCTGCAATGTGTCCAGCTACAGGAATAAATTTAGTTTTGTCTGCTGTAACACCAATAGGATCAGAAACCTTAATCCACGGATAGTACAGAGCACCATAGCTAGTTTGAGTAATGCCGTTGCGGAAAGTAACAATGTCTTCTTTATCTGTGTTTTCAGGCGCGTCAATTAAAAAGATGCAGTCTCCTCTACCCTCGACATAGGCATTGCAATGAGCAATAACCGCAGTACTTTGGGAATCCGGCACAACCAAAATGTTTAGATCATCCACATAATCAAAAGCACTTACAGCACTAATGAAGTCATCATCAGTCAAGTCAGCAGTTCCGTCAATTCCACCTGCTAAAGCCTTTTTCGCACCAAGATCGTTAGCAACAAAATTTTTTTCGACGCTTTTGACTTCTACCTTAATGAATTTATCCACTCCGTTAACAATATTTTCAATAAAGCGAGAACTGGTAGATAGCAAAGAAACATTCTTATAAGTAGTAATCAATTCTTCTTTGTAGAATACTGAGAAGTTATATCTGTCGCCGGAATCATTTTTAGTTAATGTAACAGCTAAGTCATTACCCCACGTACCGCCGTCAATAGCAGAAACTGTTAAAATATCCCCTTCATCCGCATCTTTATAGGTAAATGAAGCTTCTTCCAAGGATTCGCTTGCTACTCCAACAACATAAGCCCTAGTTCCTCCATTTAGAAAGAATCCAAACAGAGAGTATGATAAATAGGAATTTGCGAGAAATGGCGAAGACAAGCCGTAAGCAAATTTGTTTATAAAATCCGGCCATGAAGATACCATGACTGCTTTGTTACGGATGCCTCTAGGCACAATTCCGATAAAACCCGCAACAGAAGTGCTTACGCCCTGGATGGGTTTATCGGCCAAACGCTCTTTAACGTAAACACCAGGAGTTAAATAACTAGCCATCTACTCCCCCTCCTTAAGATTTAAATTAATAGGTTCTAATTCCGCCTCAGTCGCACGTTTATCAGCGTCTGAGGTCTTTTTACTTTTCCTTTTTTGTATTACGGGTTTCTTAGTTTCCTCGATAACTCTAAAATCTTGTTCTCTCTTTTTAAACATATCAGAAGCAAGTTCTTCTTCTGTAATAGTCTTAATTTCTTTGCCGCCAAATCTAAGCGATCTCGTCGGGAGATACAAGATCGTAAACTTGGGGCTTCTGTTTTGTATTTTAATCATAATTACGCACCACCTTTAAGAAATGATTATTTTTTCAGGGTTATTCAGAGATTTTTGGAGAAGTTCTTCTTCTTGTAAATTTTCTTTATTGATTTCTAAACCAACATCTTTAGTTATGTAATAAGTCAATAACTTGTTTTTAAACAGGTTGGCGGTAATTAAGTATCTAAAGTTAGTTTTAAACCTACGTAATCTTCTCGATTCAGATTTAGTTTTTTCAGAATCAACAAGTCGCGGCAAATAGAATTGTACACACTCCATATATAAATCTACCGTATCCGGTGGTTCTCCTGAATCAGGAACTTCAATATTAAGAGTACCTCTGGGTGGAAATAATTGTTGTATTTGTGTAATGATGTCTACCATATCTTCATAATACTCAGTAACAACAATGAACTCATAGAAAATCAAGTATGGTTCAGGAGCTTCATCCATTGTCACCTGGTCGTTGGTTCGTGATACTTCAATAAATTGTTGATTCGATATATGAACTCTTTCTTTATCCAGAAGGAGATCATATATTCTTATACCTATCTTGGGTAAGTTTGGGCTATCATCTTCACCTTCTCCTTCGCCAAAGACAAACTCACAATTAACTGCCACTAGCTCATCAGATTCGTTAGTAACTTTAATATTCTCTCTAATGAGAGTAACTAATTTTCTATTAATTTCATTCAACCAAATCATAATACTGCCCCCTATTCTATTAACTCGGCTGCGATATTTTCTAAATGTTTTTTGATATCGTCTTTTACTCTTTGGTACGCGGGATCAAAGAGGGGTCTATTATATTTTTCTTCTAATACGATAGCTAAATCACCGGCTGTTATACCACCGCTATGGGGAGTATCGCTTTGAACTCCGACAAACATTGCTTTGCGTGATTGTGAATTATCAATCCATTCCATCTTAATACTTGAAATAAACTCATCTTGGAAACGATAAAAACCAGAACGACCGCCTTTGCGAATTTTTTGATCTACCCATGCAGATGATAGTGGAGGCCAAGAAGAGTGCCCCACTTCAATTAAATTAAAAAGTTCATTATAATAAATTTCTGCCGCTTCTTGAATGGCTTGCTCAATTTTAAAGGGTCCAATATCTGCGGCATTTTGAAGCTTCAAAGCAAAGTCTTGTACTGAACCAAAAGTATAAATTTTAAATTCTAATTGCATAGCACTCACTTCACTTTCTGTCCTCCAATAGCGTACATTAAGTGCGAATTAAGATATGTCGTAGGTTTAATTTTAAAGATGTTATAAGTAGTTGTATTAAATTCGATCAAGTCGTCTTGATTTACCAGAAGCTTATCATCTCTAGTAAGTAGTCCAACCCTTTTAAACTCTTCTTTAGGAATCTTAACTATAATATCAGTTAATTCTTTCTCTGCACCTACTTCAGTAAGCATTTCATCTGAGGGTTCCAAATAAACAAATCCATACACAAATACCGGGGGCTTGTATTTTTTCTTTTTAGATTCACAGTAAATATCATTTTTAGTTGAAGAAACATCATAAAGGCGAATACCAACTTTACCGCCGTTCTCTCTGACAAACTGAGCAATTTGCTTAGCTAGTGTGTAGTTCATTCTCCGTAAAACACCTCCGGTAACGGCACCAATAAGCCAGTTCGAACATCTCTGCGTGTAAAAGAAGATATAGAGATTTGTCCGGTACTAGCTTCTTTATAACGCTGCTCCATAGTTTGTGCCATTTTAAAATAAGAACCGCCTATATGTTGGTTATGTATATCAACCGTCTCCACTTTAATTCGTGTTCGAGTAGCCCATTTTGCAGCCAACATATAAAAAGCTGAAGCAGCAGCCAACCAAATAATAAAAGGAGTTTCTGAACTTTCTAAGGTATCCCAAGTTAAATCGGAATCATGCATAACCAAAGCACTGTTTAAACAAGCCTCTAATTCTTCATCTGATAGCTGCGCGGTAAAATAATTAACTTCCAAAATAATACCTTGTTCAGGAGGATTATCAAATTTTAATTTACCTATATTTTTTATTAAGGTAAACCCCTCTTCTAGTGACTCCTCGGTAAATTCTTCTTCTTCTTCTTCTTCTTCTTCTTCTGGAGACTCCTCAGTAAAAATTAAGGAGAATGGATAGTCAATTATGGGATGGCTGGCTAACTGAAAAATTTTAGTCTCCCCATCCGCAATAAAAGTTTCTGTTTCTTCAGTTGGTATGTCTTGAATATACTGTCTAAGTGTATTAATAAGAATAGGCAACATAATAATCCCTCCTATCCAATTTTAACAGAAAACACAAAACATTGCAACTAGATTTGAATGAGTTTTCTATCTCGAAGAAGCTTCTTAACATGCTCAGTAACTAATGCTTTTTTGTCCTTCTCAAATTCATACCACCGACCAGCAATAAATTTTCTGCCACTAAAATGTGGATAAACCTCTACCAATTTATCGCGCTCTTCAGCGGTAATCGGGGTAATTAGAGTATTTTCCTCAACAACTACAACCTCTTCAGCCTCTTTATTCTCGATAGTCTCTTCAATTGGTTTTAAGTCTTTTGGCCCTTTCGTAGTAGTAACTTGTCCTTTAGTTTTAGCCATCTGCTATTCCTCCTTTAAATCTAAGATACTCTAGGGGGGAGTAACCCCCCAATTACTTCAGTGAACTACCCCCACTTATAGAAGTGGCAGCTTCGTGGTCAAGGTAACTACCGTTACCAGATACCCCACGCTCAAAGGGCTGTTCCTTCCCCAAATTGCAGTACGCAATTCATCTCCCACCTATAGAGGATGGGAGAATTCTTGCTATGTTTTAGTTAAAGAAATATTACACAAAGGTAAACATCAAGGGGTGTTTTTGCGGGATCACAACTAAGCGTAATTTTACTCGGAGTAGTTTCATATACGGAAACTACGGGAACATCGTCTGCCTCCTTACCAAAGGGTGATACAAAAACCGCATACTCTCCTGCTGGGTCTTGACTTAAACCAAGCCCATCCACGCCAACAAAGACTGCATTGTTAGTCAAACCAAATGCCGTATTAAGCGTACCTGCACCAACTGTAAGCTTAGCCGCAACTCCTGATAACGTGCTTTCAATGAATAGTTTACCCTCTTTAACACCAGCATAAAAACCTTCAGGCTCAGCATCCGAAATCCATGCAGCTACTTCTTCAGGAGTAGCCGCTGAGGCGTTTTCAAAGGCATCGGCGTCAAAACTGATTGTTTGAGTATTAATTATTAAAGAATCGCTAGCGGTCTTTTCAGAAAGATCAAAGCTTTGGGCGTCGAAAGTTATTTTAGCGGGTTCAGCATCTTTAAAATTAACTACAGTAAGACCATCACTATCTTTATCATTTAACGAAATGAGTTTAACAATTAATTTATTTTCTAGATCATTTAACGAAATGAGTTTAACAATTAATTTATTTTCTAGAAGATTATTAAGCGCTTTATCACACGCTTTATTAACCGCTTCATTAATTTCTTTGTTATGATTATGACCAAAATAAGCCATTAGTACTCCCCCTTTTAATAAGATAGGGGGAGAAGTTTTCCTCCCCCTCTAAATTACCGGGTTTCGATTCGTACAATATTATCATCCATCAAGATGCCAGCACCGAAAATAGAGTACCAAGCAAGCTTGTGGATACGACCAAAGTCTTCAATTCCGCCGTCCCGCATTTCAACCGGGAGGGCTTCCGCGAAGCCGTAAGCATTTTCACCAAACATAACTGCTTGGTATTTAGTGAACGGGTCACCACCATCTGGGGTAACCTGAGCAGTTTTAACCTGGGTAGTTTCGATAAAGATAACGTCATGAATCCGACCAATTTCACCAGCATATTGTTTACCGTATTCAGTAACATTCATAAATTCAGAATCATCGCGGATAGTCCTAGCTTGGTGCGGATGAATGAAGCACACATAGTAGTCATTGTTATATTTAGTAGCGTTATTGGTAGCTAAGACTTCAACAGCGTTCTTAATTGCCTCAGAGTCAAATACGTCATTAACAGTTAAAAGCTTATCACTCTTTTTTCCGCCACCATAAATAACTTGGCTACACTTAAGCACCTCATCCCGAATAACAGTGTCAACTACTTTAGCGTAGTCAAGACCAAGCAGTTTAGCACCAGAGTTCATTACGTCATCAAAAGACGCCTGTAGCAAGAGTTCAGTTACCGCAATAGCGTTACCATACTCGTACACAGTAATCTGTACTTGGGAAGTGGTGAGGGCTTGTGTTTCAATTTCAGTCCCCTCCTCTAATTTTTTCCCAAGCTCAAGATTGTTGTAGGTAAGCATCTTCACAGTTAAACCAGGAGTAACCGAGAGATCCTGTTTCTTCACAGCGAACTGAGCAAACCGTAAAACAGGTTGCGCATGGAAAAGAAGCTCCTTAGAATAAACATCTAAAATAGTACTAGACAAAGGCGTATAATTATCATTACTAAGCCTAGCCGATGTATACATATTTGCCATTGAAAATCCCTCCTAAATTAAAGTTATGATAATCCACCCTCTCGAATTAACCTCTTAATTTTGTCACGACTTTTTGCATATTCTTCAATACTCATATTTCTAATCATATCTGCCGTCAATTCAACACCAGGAGTCAGAGGGGGATTAGTAATACGGGGAGTATTATAAATTGTTTCAGAAATAGCGGGTTTATTTTCCTCTAAAATTCGTAAATATTCTTGCTGTGCTTCTTTAATAGACTCCTCAATCTCCTCTTTCGAATTTCCTCTTACTAGCTTAACAATTAAATTACCACCTTTTTCTCGAATTTCTCTAATTCTGCGTTCTTTGTAAGCTTGTAATTGGGCCTCTCTTTTCTCTTTTGCAGCCGCCTCCCGTTCGGCTTCAATAGAGGCAGAGAGTCTTTTTAGCTCTTCAGATAACTGATTGACCTCTTTTTTTAACCGTTCCTCTTCTGTTAGATTGTCCTCTTCTATTTTTTTAAGGGTGTTTTCCAATTTAACCATTTCGTCTTTTAGCCTTCTGATTTCTGCTTCCTTATCTTGAATGGTTTTATATAACTTTGCTTTTTCTTGCGCCCGCACTGCTTCAATAATATCAACAATTTGCGGGTCTTTAAAGGTTTCAGGATTAACCCTGCTTTTACCTGACGTAGAAGAATCGTTAACCCCCTTTTCATTTGTAGTAACTAGTTCCTCTAGTGAGCTATCGTGAGTTTGGGTGGGGGTTTCCTCTAATTTTTCTTGACCCCCTGGAATCTGATCTTCAGTTTTAACAGTTTGGGATTCAAAACCAAGTACACTTTTGTCCATATTTCTTCATCCTCCTCAAATGTTTATTTTATGGTCATCCTTTTTCAAGGGAAAACCCCAACTCATAAACAGGTTGAATATAGTAAAATGCTCTTGGATGGGGCGGGTCTGGAAATTCCTCTAAAGGATAAATGCCTTCTGGATTGAGTTTAATCTTTTTGCATTGCCTTGCTATATTCAAATCAGTATAGGCTGCTAGTTTATCACAAATGTCTTCGCGGCGGTGTTGGGGAGTAAGACAAAACCGAGCATACCGTAATCCGTTTAGTTTGAAAAACTCTAAAGCTGCTTTATGATACATTCGTATTTCTTCAGAAAGAAGTAATGTTTCCATTCCCCCATAAATCGTCCCGCCTCGAACAGGCAACGGAGACTGTATCCTCTCGTTTATTTTAGCAGCTAAAGCCAGTCCATTAATCTCCTGCCCCAGCAACGCAAGAAAATCGTCTTTTAGCATATTAAAAATTCTATTTCTGATCGCTGTAATTCTTGAATCAAAAAAGGAGTTATGGTAAGACTCAATAACAAAATCCTTCTTTAGTTTTTGTTCGAAACCTTTTAATTCCTCTTCATTTAATTCAGAATTTGTCTTAGCCACGTGAATACCTGAGTAAAGCTCTATTGTTACGTCAATGTACTCATAAACATGTTCTGAAATTTGCTTGCGGAGTTTTTCAAATAGCCCGTCAAGAAAAGCATAAACCCTATCCTCTATAATAATTAATTCGATACCGTTTACATTCTTGATAGGCCGCAAATATTTAGAAACTTGTTTCTGAGTCTCGACACACGTATTAAGTAATTTAGTACGATGAAAAAGCTGTACTTTATAAAGTGGGTGTTGTTTAATCATCCGAAATATCATCCCTTGCCTTTTCGTCTTTACTTATAATTCCGCCTAAATTTAAGTCCCGCGCTCGTTCTAATTGCAAATCAGCATCATATACGGAATCCTGAATATACCGGGCTTCTTCAATAATCTCAGCTAATTTTTCAGCCGCTTCAGTTTCTCCCAATTCTATAAGAGCGTCTTTCCTACTCTGTAGAAGTAAGCTGATTTTTTGCGCCATAAGCTGAAGCTGCATAAGTTCGTCTTTTGGTAGCGGATTAGGAAATATTACTTCAGTCCAATATTTTTGAGGAGATTTTAACTTTTTAAACCCCTCAAGGTCGAAATCAGGATGCTTGATAAGTTCAGCATATTTTAAAATCAGTCTATTAATTTTTCTGATCCCTTCTCCATAGGTTATCCATTTTGTACGGGTTAATTCCATAAGAGGTTGGTTTTTAATGTGAAGAGCAATCCCTGAAGTATTAGAAATTCGTCCCTCACCATGACCAAAAGCATCTTTCGGCATATGAGCAATCTCAAACATAGCTGTTTTTAAAAACCCTAAATAATTATTAGCCGCCGCAAGGTCGGTTTCAAGCTCAAGGTTATAGACTTTACCATCTTTAGGAATACCACTCCAAACTTTTCTTGCACCTCTTTCTAAATCCTTCACTTTAGCGCCCTGGACAATAGTAACAGGTGCAGCATGATAGTTAATGATATCAGAGATGTCAGTAGTTTTGTTATTAATTTCTACTTGTAAAGGAATAATATCTTGAAGATCTGACATTCCATAAGGTTCGCCCGGTAAAGGAAGGTTTTTAATGCGTACTACAGGAATTTCTCTCAATATATTCTCTCGTTTATTTATTTGGGTATCATTAATATATTCCGTAATTTCTTGAGAAGTAATCTCTTCTCTATACCAAACCTGTTCTTTCGAGATTGATCCATCAGCATTTTCCTGTTCTAAAATCACGGGATAAATAATCATACACCGAACCATACGATCTCGGTCATGTGCATCCCAAGTCGGAAATACAGTATATGTAGGTAAAATTAATATTCTAATTCGCCCATTAGGATACATGTCATAATATTCGGGTTGAAGTTTTGGATCATAATTCTCTACGACAACCTTAACCCAGGCATTACCCGTTATTCCACCTGCCTGGGCCATCTCAACGCCTAGAAGCTCTTTGTTGTTATCTTCCCAGATAGTATTTAAAAGGGGCTTAGTAATTTCCTCAGCTTCAGGTTTAACCTTAAAACTGAATCCTTTGCTCATTAAAAAGGCTACCCCTTTATCAACAAAGGCGCGGCAATAATTAAGGGTAATTTGAGGTTCTCCAGTAGGGCGCTGAACCTTCCATTGATTGCCCTTATAAAATTTCCACAAATTCAATTCCTTCTGAATTCGTTGCATCTCTTCGGGAGAAAAAATATCATCCCGTAAAATGTATGGGTTCCCCGTAACTACAACATTATCAAAATGTGTTAAATCAGAATAAGGATTATAAGTATCACCCATCTAAAATTTCACCACACTTCCTATTTAGATACTGAGTTAATTGCTTTTTGGAAGTTTTCAAATAACTCCCCATCTTTAATTTTAACCGTATTTTCAACATTTTCTTGTAAAATTTCTTTGATTGCTTGTTTTCGATTACGAAGATACTGTGCTTGATAATGAGTCCAAGGTATTGATTTTTGTTTTAATTCATACTTAATTTGTTCTACAGAAGGTGGTTGTAGCCAGGGTTGCTCTACTCCACTTTCTAAAACCTTATTTGGTCCGGCTTCTTGGACCTTTCCAAGGTTTGTTTGCGACTCCGCTGTTGTTTGGTGCATATACAGACCCCCTCTTTACTTCCTTTCCACTCTCGAAAGCTTGACGGTCGCTGGCATAAACATCTTTTTCAGCACGATCAACATCAGGTTTCCCTGCTCCTACTCCCACAGGCCGCCCATCTTTAGTAAAAGTAACAGGAGCACCCTTCTTAGTAATAAAACGTACAATACCCTTAGCCGTTTTCTTTAAATAATTGGTAGAAGGTGCGCGTTTCACAATACTCATATTTCTTCCTCCTTTGAACAAAATAAGGACAGACTAACAAGAAAATTCACTGTTAATCTGCCCCTTCAAATCTCTTTCTTAAAGTTATACATAGTAAAACTCAAAGCACTTCTCTGTTCTAAGCATACCATATAATATAAGAGAAGTCAATACTTTTTATTCATTTCTTAATAGTTTTAAATATTTTATTCCATCTTCCAGATCAAAAAAGGGAATCATTTTGTGCCGATCAGGGAAAAGGATTACTAGGGGTATACCAGGAATCCCTTTATAACCTGCAAGTTTTTGACCATAATCGTCCCAAACCTTAAATGCGCCGGATCTGATTAGAATTCGATTTTTACCCATAATAGGTCTTTGCATTACAAAAGGCTCATGATAGTGTGCTTCTGCTGCTACATCACACGGTCCTTTAATTTCCATCAGTCTCCGCATCGCATTTTCATAGTTTAGACTGGATTGGTATTTGAATTTGTGTCTACATTGCCAAACATATTCTTCTGTGCCTAAATGAATATTGAGTTTCCCGCCATGCCATAAATTAACCGCACCAGTTCGTTCACAAATAGTACTCACGAAATCTGTGTTATTTTCTTTTAAATCCCAATGATCATGACAATTGTGAACAGCTAAGTTATTTACTACATAAGAATGGTCGTCTTCTACCTCCAAGTTGTAGACAATTCCCTTATAATCAGATTTAGAAAGCTCTTTAATCGGCAGCAAGATATATTCGTCAAGATTAAACACAAATTTCGGTTCTTCTTTAGGTTCTGCCTGATGAATCCCATTAGAAATGCCTACCAGCTTATTAACTTCACTACTTCCAATACTAATCTGGAAGTCATTAAATTCTCTGTTTTTTCGTGTTTGTTGGTGGATAGAATTTATAATTCCATGATTGTCTAAAATCCTTTTTAGTTGATAGGCTAAAGCTTCTGAAGTTGTAGTTATTGTTATGTCACCGTCAATAAAACCCGCTACTAAATAAAGAGCGTTCCTATCGTAAATAAGAGCTTCGTCCACTTGTTTGGCATGAGGGTACTCTCCTAGTAATTTGTAAAAATGTTCCCCAACCTCTTTACCATAACAAGTCACTGTTAATGTACGCTTATCAGGTCTTTCTGTTAAAGCACACTTACGATTAAAATGTTTTTCAATAGTTTTAGATACTGTATCTGCGTATTGTTGTTCTTCTACTCCAAAATCAAACCCAACACCAATGATTTCTCCGTTTTGTTTCTTTATATAGCCCTTTGCTAAATATAGACCGTAAACATACATTAAATCAGTCGGAGTTTCGCCTTGATAGAACCTAGATTTAGGGATAACTAAAAAATCTCCTTCTTTGAGTGTACCTATTTCGCGCCATTGAATTAGATTATTAAAATCAATTTCTTTTCTGTCGTGGTCTTTATAAGTTAAGTCCTCTTTTAAAACCGATAAATAAGGATGGTTAGCAGTAGCAGTAGTCGTTAAATCAGAGCCTGCTACCTTGAAACTAACAATTTCTCCATCATAGAAGTTGTAAAATTTTCTTACTACCTTTCTTATGTTTCCATTGTGTGTTACAACCGTATCCCCTACTTCCATATCTTCAATATTTTTATTGACTCCGTTAGCCAACATAACCTTATTGCCCGCCAAAAAACAGCCAATTAGAGCCGCTAAGACTTTATCCCCTAATATATCAAATAACCGCAAAACAAACAAATCCTGTAGTCCCGGCTTTATTATTTGGTTAAAGGCGGTTCCTTTGATATTTCCTTTATAGTTATCCTTGTAGTCTCCGCCACCAATTACATATAACCCGTCTGTGTCGCTCATTAAGTAAATGAGATCTTGTAATAATTCATGGTCAGTACCCTCCCCACCAACGTGCCAATCAGCAGTCCAAGCGATTCCAATTGGTTTTGTGTCTTTAATTCTTATTGTAGCCTGATCTTGTTTAATATCCAATTTAGAAGAGTATGCCTGAAATTCAATCATTTTATTAAATAAATTGTCAACATCTTCTTCTGAATAACGTTTAATATCTTCAAATTCTATTTTATTCATTTCTTTATAGCGCGGATCTCTACGAAGGGCAGACCTAATTTTGTTTAAGCTAAAGTCTAAGCCAGTAATCTTCTTAAGTTCTTCAGCTAAATTTGTCCAACTAACCGGATCTTTTTCTCTATATTTTAGCTCAAAGGCAATATCAATCCAATTAGAGTCCAAACAATCATCCCCTCTCTTCATCTGTGGGATACGCAGGGCACTCCCAAACAGGGGTTACCAATTAAATCTTCTCTAACTGATACCTCTTTACCGCGGTGTTCATGAGAAATAATTTTCTCCATTATGCTACCTCCTAACGTCTTAATCTGTGTGCCACTTCTTGCCGCAGTTCATTCATTGGAAATAGCCTACCGGGGCAAGTCTTATAATTAGCATATTTGTTGTGTGGGACAATCCTATCAGCGGATAAATTATATTTATGGCAAAGTCCCGTACAAAGTCCAGCAAGCAAGACAAATCCCTCATCAGGTAAATATTCTTCATCATAGTTTCCAACAACACAAATTCCTAGAGACCTGTAGTTCATCCTCTGTTGTTTCGTATGCGCTCCAACGCTGTCCTCATTCCGCCCAGTTAAGATCGCCCAAGAATCATAAATCCTCTCAAGCCCATAGTGGTAACCGCACGGCGGGTCATAACCAAGCTCCTTCGTATGATATTCACAAATAGCCTTCCAATTAACCGTGATACTGTCTTCAGTTAAGCTATGATGGATAATGATAAACTCAACCTTCTCTAATTTTGCCATACTAACACCTCCTTTACAATTTGGATGAGTATTCCTCTTGAATTTTGCATATAATAGTTATATAGTTTAATTAAAAATGAAAGGAGTATTTATTTTGGGTGGAAAGCATTATTTACCGCAAGAAGACCAAATGTTATTAGCAGGATGGTGGAATCCCCTTGAAAGGGAGAGGATCTCTAAAGCGTTGGGGAGATCCCCGCAAGCGTGTAGTTTTCGTTATTACCGTTTGTTAAAAAAGAAAGGAATTACACCAACCAAGTATAAGCATGAGATGATTAAAAAAGAGAAACCTTTATTCTCAATCCGCGCCGTTGAGGACCCGGAAAAAAGAATTGAAATGGTCTATGATACCGATTTAGAATCCTTGCAGAAAGAGATTGATGCTTTGAAAGAAATGTTGCAGAATCGTGATAAGCAATTTGTTTCTTGGTTAGAAAATATTGCTCATATGTTTTCGGCAAATAAAAGTGAGTTAAATATGCAGGAAATTCTGCAAGAGAATCAAGATCTCAAGCGGCGGATTGAAGGGTTGGAAAAGGAAAGTCAATCTCTTAAAGAAAAACTAATTCAAGAAAAAGAGCATTATTCAAAAATCTATAATGAGCTTGATTTCTGGCTTGGTCAATTTTTAAAGCTATCAAGCTTAGAGAAAGTAACCTCTCTGCAAGATTTTATTCCCCGTCTCAAGGCGGTGGTAGATAAATGGGGAACTATAATTGCTGTAGAGGCAAAACCAAAAGCCATAGAATAGGGGGGAGTATTTATTCCCCCTTCAATTCCCTTCCCGCAATTATTTTCCCGCAATTATCTTCCCGGCCCAAAAAATATATTGGGCATTTCTTCTACTACCGGCATCGCATCATGATCACTAGCAAGAACACATAACCCTAAACTATCACAATAATCATCATGTGCCTCTTTATCATCTGGAGGCGCCTGACAAACCATATTTTGCCCTTTGTATTCTTTTTGCAATGACTCCATCTGCTCTCTAAACTTCCTATATGAACGTAAAGAACGTGTCTTAGCATGGGCGCAGATAGTAAGGCGTCCTGAAGAAATCTCCGTATATAAATGTTTCCATAAGTAAGATTTAGAAGAAGTATTAAAGCTATAGGGAATAACTTCAGCAATTCCATAAAGGTCATTAGCAAGGCGGTCGGCAATAGGAGTACCAACTCCCGTAGAGTCAATATAAATACATTTAATATTATAATTCCGTAAAAAGTCTATGATCTGGTGATATTGCGCCTCGTAGTCGTCGCCTAAAAGTTCTAGCCAGTTAATAACCGCTTTCTTCGGGCGGCGCTCACCAGTAACTTCATTTACTTCAACATGATCCCAATCTACTTTAGCTACTGTAACTACTGTAGAATCATTTCTCTTCCCACAATCAATTCCGGCGACGCAATAATCTTTACAACTTTCCATATGTTTTAATCCTCTATCTTCGATCTTATCTAACATTTCAGGGCTAACAAACATACCCCGTTCTAAAATCCATTCTAGTTTATAGGATATGCGGAACGCATCGCTATCTTCCCCCAGCCGCCGTTTTTCTTTCTCAATAAACTTCTTATATAGTGGGTTATATTTCATTGCAACTTTATAATCATATTCATAGTGTTTTCTTCGGTAACCGCGTTTTCGGGAGTTTTCTATATCCATTCTCTTATTCCGCCGGATGGTTTCTAAGAAGTCACAAATCTGGTTATTCGGAGTACCAATTTTAACAATAGTACCATTAACCGCCGCCGACATGGGGTGAATCGATTTTTGAATCTTCATTTTATCAATATCTTGACACTCTTCTAAAATTATCCAGTGATAGGTTTTTGATTCAATTTGAGCCTGTTTCGCCGCCGAGTGCATCTGAACAATAGATCCATTAGAAAGTATCATAGGATTGGCATATTTATCTAAAGTTACCCCAATCTCCGGGTCACTTAAAATCATTTGTGCCCGTTTAGATACAATTCTATTTCTTATCCGGCTAAAAGTAGTATACGCCTGTTCAATCGAAGGTGCAAAAATTCCAATCCATATTCCATCCTTATAAGGTTTTAATAATTTAGCAAACTTGGGAAGAGCAGCTAATAGGGGGATAATAACCACCATCCCGCTCGCTATTACAGAAATTGCCTCCGTTTTCCCACTTTGGCGACTGAAAAGAGCAGTAAATTCCTCTCCATCATTTAAAATAATAGACTCTACTACAGCTTCAGCAAACTCTCGCTGATAAGGATGTAATTTTATCCCCGCCTGGGCTTCGCAATAATCTGTTACCTTTTTAACTAACCAAGGAATATCTACATCAGGAGAGGGGTCTTCTGTGACTTCTTCTAAAATTTCTTCCTCTTCCGCCATTTTAGTTTCCGCCCTCTTAGTTTCCGCCATTTTAATTTCCGTCTTCTTAGTTCCCGCCAACTTAATTCCCCCTTTATTTCTAACCATCATTATTTCTAACTATCACTATTATAGCTTATTTTGTTAAATTTGTCCAATGTTTCTTTCTGTTGAAACCCCTAATAAAATAGTTCAGCAGAAACAGGGGTTTCAAAAATCTACTTGCGGTCTGTGGTGCCTGCCAAATTTGCCTCTCTTCTTAAAATTTTAAAGGGAGGGAGTAGTGTGAATTGTTTGTCAATTTAAATAATTAAGATAATTAGGAATAAAAAAATAGGAGAGAGGAAAAAATCCTCTCTCCCGGTCTGGGGAATTTAGCTAATCGGCTTGTTGTCGATTAGCTTGACAAGCTTGTCTCCACCGTTTGCAAGATCTTCCAGGAGATCCAAAGGGTGAAGATCTCCTAAATTGATGGCGTTGCCTCTCCTGGATAAAAGCACCCATCTTTTTCCGTCGTCGTCAAGAGAGTCGAATTGAAAATTCGATTCGTTCGAATAAGTGTATACCCCTCTAGGGATCGCCAAATAGTGAAGTCCATATTGAAAAGCCAGGAATTGTGCTACCCTATAGGATCTCCCATGATTCGAAAAAAGCAGGTAATTCCCCTGGTCCAAAAAGTTGTCGGAAGTGATCTCGCGGTCGTCCGCGATCAATGTTTTTACCTTGATAGTGTGGCCTTTTTCGGGGAGAATAAAGATAAAATGTTTGTCGTGGCTACCTGTGCTAAATGTAATCAGCCGATTTTTGCTTTGTAGATTAGCCGATTCGATGTCAATCCAGCGATGACCAGTCACCCGTTGGAAGTGGGAATCCTTTTTTCCGCCAGAGGAGTGGTAACCTAATGTAAAGAAGTTCCAGTCGTGTGCCTTATTTATCGGCGCGCTTAATCTCTCCATCAAGTTCTCCTTAGTTAGCCTAAAGGATTCACCCTTGCGCGTCATAGCAGGAGTTTGCGCGCGCAGAATAGCTTTTTCCCCGAATTCGCCTTTGAGCAAATCTTTAGCAATTTCTTTCTGTTCCGACGTTAATTTAATTTCCTGCTTTTCCGCCTTTTCGGCCTTTTCGGCCTTTTCGGCCTTTTCCGCCAATTTTGCGTCCATTAATTTAGCAGTTGCGGCTTTAGTTGTCTTTGCTTTAGTAGCCTTTGCTTTAGTAGTTGCGCTTTTGGTCGTCATTGCCTTTTTTCCCTCCTTTCTCTCCTCTCTTTCTTCCATTGTTACCTGTACCTTCTGTTTTTCCTTTGCCATCTTTTTTTCCTCCTTATTTTATATATCAAGCAGTTTTGGCAATTCTGCTTGATATATTTATTTACCTATATATTTCCCCGTCTCCTTCTTTTTTCCTGCCTTTAATTGTAAAGATTTTGTTAAAAGATAACAACTTGTAAACTTGTAAAACGTATACTTTACATATACTTAACTAAAACTATACTTCCTACTCCGCCACTCATAAACTAGACTCATACATATGTTTATACTAGTGCGAATACTAGACTGATACTAGACTAATACTAAAACAAATACGCATCTACCTGCTGTAATACAATGTAATACACTTAACGTAGTTAAATAGTTACGTAAACGTAACATAAGTAGAGGGAATGTAGCCACGGCGGTTCAGGAGAAAAACGAAAACTCTACAAATACTTTTTAAAAACAAAATAAATACATATTCTCTTACTAGACTAAAACTAAACAAAAAAATAAAAAACAAAAAAAGAGAGGGAGTTTATTCTCCCTCAATGGAAACAATAAGTGAATCTCCATATTGTTGGTAGTAATGTAATGCTTCAGAAATACCATCGGCTATTTCTCCTAATGTAGTTCCTTCTTCGATCTCATCATAAACTTTTTCTAATCCCAGCGCGAAACCATACGCACCATCAAGATATCCTTCCATCGTGCAAATAACCAATTCCAAGAGATCTTTAATCAGCTGCGCCTCCTCCTGGTTAACCTTTTTCTCTTCTAAAATTTTTAACGTTGTCATCTTGTTTGCCTCCTTTTTTCTTTTAGCATAGCAAGTATTATTTCACTTTTCCACCGCCACTTTCGCTACAGCAGAAAATCAAGGTTACGTAAAAAACCACTGTCTACCTGCTGTAATACAATGTAATACACTTAACGTAGTTAAATAGTTACTTAAACGTAACATAAACGGGTAGAAAAAAGAAAAAAAGAAAAGGGAGTACAACTCCCCTCTATAGTGTACTCAACTCAAAATAGTCTCCCTGGTTGTTCAGCTTGAGGACAAACATTTTCCCGTCGACTCCGAACTTAAATCCCCAGGGATCAGTTATGAGTTCGACGGGACAACCAATCCTACGCTCAATCGCTTCCTCATAGTCTTCCTTCCTCTCGTACTTACCTTTGTCTTGCCACCTATCATACAGGTAGAAGAAAAAATCGATATTGGAGCCAACGAGCCGATCTGCAATTCTAGCCGCTCTAGTCACTTTACATACCTCCTTAATTTGGGGGGAATATAACTCCCCCCTAACATTGTTGGTGTAATTCCAGACAATCCAGATCGGAATTCATCATGAGAACAAATTGCTCTCCATCGACTTCAAACCTAAACCCCCATGGACGCGTGATAAGTTGGACGGGACGGCCAATCAGCCATTGGATGACCGCTTCGTACGCGTCCGCTCCGTCGTGCTTGCTCTTGTCGTTCCACCTGTCGTACAGGTAAAAGAGAGCGTCAATATTACATTCGATAATCTGTTTAGCCTTTTTCTCCGCTTTAGTCATTTTGTATGCCTCCTTAATTTTTGGTAGTTATATTCTATCCTAGATAGAAAAACAAATAAAGGGTTTAAAAATAAAAGTGTCACTTCATAAGCTATAGAAATACAAACTTTATTGTTTCTATAAATACTCTACTAAAACATTTTCCCCGCCCATAAGGGGGACTGCTACAAACCCAGTACTGACGCGACTTTGCACGTAAGACGAAAACTCTACACCAACGGCGGGGGGTTTAGAAATAAAAGTGTCACTTTCTAAGCTAGGAAAATACAAAACAAATACAAATTTAATACTAGAACCCCCCTATACATAACATAATCTTTACTCTCCCGCCCGCAAACGTAGTAGCCACGCGGGTTTAGAGAAACGGCGGAAAAAAGAAAACAATGTATTTCCCTAGCTTATAAACAAACACCTCTAAATACAAACGAAACACAAAAAGAAGTACAAATTCTGATACTAGACCCCCGCCAACATAGCACAATATCAACGTAACATAATAATAACAATTCGCAAACGCAGTAGTGATACAGGTTTGCACCATCATGAATTGTTACTAATGTGTTTCCAGTCTACTGGGGTGGTGTGAACCAGAATTACATACTAAAGGATTTCTCCATCTACTCTCTACTGTTTATTTTTATGTTTTGTATATTACGTTATATTATAAGGGTTTGACCCACTTTTCCGCCGCCGTGGGGTGACGATTTTAGGAGTACTTTTCTTGCTTGTTTACTTTACTATTATTGTATAACTTATATTATTGTTTTTTACTAAAATTCCCCTCTATACGTTCCGCCGCCGTGGGGGGGTTTACTATATAAAAGTCTACTTACTATTCCCCACCATTCCGCCGTTCACTTATACGTTACAAAATAAATACAAATTCATTACTAGACCAAATTTCGACATAAAAAAGAACCAGCAACAACTGGCTCTCAACTTAGGGGTTTAATTTATTCGTTTACAGCTTCTTTGCTTGTTCTAAATAATGTTCCATGGTTTTACTAAGCTCGTCTTCATCACCATAAATAAATATACTAAAAATCAATAATCTCATAACCGCCAACCTAAACGCTTTAGATAAAATTTCATAATCCGGTTTCCAACAAGGTTGTTTTTCGTCCATGTTGCCGCACATACAACCATAGCGTTGATGTTCATAGCAGTTATAACAATTGTCCACTATTCAATCCCCCCATCAAAACTTTATCGCATCTCTATAGGTACGGCTAATGGGACTGTTCTCCCATCATAGATATGACCAAGAAACACGCGAAAGGAAGTATAATTAAAGTTTGGGAAAACGTTAAATTAACCAACTTTGCAAGAATGAAACTAAATTGAAATATTATGGCGGTTAACGTTAGAAGTGCTTTCATGGAGAATTTACAAATCTTGTAGTATACAACAGCGGATTGAATCCCTGCCCAAAGCCAAATTATAACTCCCAATCCCGCCCCTTCCTTTACGCCCATTCGCCACGCAAGTGCGAATGAAATTACAAACAAAGTAAGGGTTATTAAAATTACAAATAAGCGCTCTTTGTTAATCATTTGTACGCCCCCTTCTTGGTTTACTAAGGAAGGATCTTAGGGATTTTACTATTTCTCTGTCTTCTGGTCGTAATGTAATGGACATTTGAAAAACAGCCACCCAAAACGCAGCAACAATTTTTACTAAGAGTAGCCGCAGGATAGAGAAGCCCAACAACTTAAGAAAGGGTTTAATGGTTTCCTTCGTTACTGATCCAGTGACGAGGGTACCAATGCAGTCAAATACTCCTTCAATACCTTTCACAAGGAGTTCATAACCAACAAGGTAAATTCCAAGTAGTCCAAAAAGCACTAACACAAAAATAAGAATTTTATGGTTTTTCACTTACATTACCTCCTTATTTATTTCCTTCAGGGAAACTTCCAACTTCTCCGCCGATCCACAATAGATAAACCCAAGCAACGTAATTTTAAACAAATCGCCGTTATATACGACGAAGTCTGTGTCAAATCCGTTAATGCAAACCTTACTAACAACTTTGTATAATGCTTTATGAAGATTGCTGGTAAGGTAAATCGGCTCACTTCCCCGCTCTTTCGCCAGCTTTAAACACTCTTTTATTACCCACTCAGCTTTTTTTATCCTTTTGTCTTCCACTTCTTCGCCTCCTTATTTTATTAATTTTACTATATCCCCTCCTAAATTACGTTTCTAAGGGTATCTCCATTACTGCATGGAGACGGTGTCCTGAAACGTGTGTAAAAAACTCAATTAAATTCGAAATAATACCTCTAACTACATAATCGCTTCTATCTTCGGGTACTTCTATGGCACTCCACCTATAATCATGCCTATAATTTTTACCTCGTAAGTATACAATAAAAAACTCATCGTCACCTCTAACACAAAGTTCAGGAACATTCTGCATCCTGATTTGTAAACGTTCATTTTCAAAAAGACATAGGCATTCATCATGAAATTTTACGATATCACCTAAAAGAGGGTGCTGGTATACTATTCTCATAGATATACTACATTCATAGAGATTAAAAGTTTCCACTCTAAAACATATAAGCAACATATCACATCCAACATAATAGAGTCCGTCCATTTACTCTCCCCCCTTATACTTCTAATATAGAATATGACATATTAAGCTCTTTAAAAAGCTTTGGTACGTTTTCTTTCAAAATACTGAATAGTCTGTTCCACTCATCCTCATCAAAAGTTCTTCTGGACATAAGGTAATCCCATTCTCTATTTCGCCCACGAATGTATAAAGAAAGCACGTCTCTATATACAAAAAACGAGGGCATTATATTTGAAACCACTTCAAATGTGCCGTCATATATGCCAAGATAACGTGTTATCTCATTTGTACGACGCAAACTAAAACATTGATTGATTACTCGATAGTTGATTATTAGACAATCTGTTTTAGGCGGATAAACGACGGTGAATTGTAATAATAAACTTTCACAGCCCATTGTTATTATTTTTTTCATTGTTCAACACCGCCTTTATTCTCTCCGTAACTTCAGAGGAATAACAAACCGTATTCAGCCAAACGAAGAGAAGGGAGTAAAGGAAACCGAATATTAAAAAAACGAATAAAATCAGTTCCCAATATAAACGCATTTGTAACACCCCCTGTATAGAGTTGAGCGGAGGCACTAACCTCCGCTCAACTCCTGCATTTTGGATCTCCTTTTGAATTCAGTGTACGTATTTGTAAAGGTTAATTCCTAAACGAAATTCCTCTCGTCCGGGAACGGGAACGTTGCCTTTCGTTGAAGCGACGAGCCGAGTCTTCCCCGACTTCGACAGTCCCAAGTCCTGGGTTAAATCCATCCGCACGACTAATTCGTTCCCTTCCAATGCAACCTTTACATTTTCCATAACAATACCTCCTTTTAGTGGGGTTTATCTCCCATCTGTATATATTCTAGCATGTATGTAAAAACAAAGGAAGTGAAGTATGCAACTGTAGTAGGAAGCCACTTAATTAGAAACCGACATTATTGTGGTAGTTAAACGATCTGCGCTAGTAACAACCAGTATCTTCTTTCCACTACAAGTGGTATACATAGATACCAAACTTAAGTTACGTTCTAGAGAATACTCATTAACTTCTCTACTAACTTCCCCCCAATCCCCCTTACTGTGTCGTCCAATATACAAAAGAGGATTATCCCCTTTCAACACTTCCGCCGCCTGCGGAGTAAGTACGATAGTGCCTAACGGAAACTTGTTACCCATTACTATTTCCCCCTAAAACCTATACTTAATAGTGAGAAATAAATTATCCTCGTCCTGATACTCTAATTCAGACTGCCTAAAGTAGTGGATACACCAATCCTCAAGTCCAATACTGAGGTTTGGAAGAACAAACACTTCAACGTATAATCGGTATTCCCGTGAACTCCACGTAAAATTGCACGTTAACTGGGTGCCAAACCGGACAAACTTCATCTCCTCCCACACATGGACTTCCGCGTAAGACGGTCTGACCTGTTCTAATGAGGGGGCTACTAAAACATAACCCTCCACCGCACTTACCGGCTGCACAGTATATAGTACAAAAATTGTTACTAGAAGCAACCCCACTATAACTTTTTTCATCTCAATCCATCCTTTTTTCTATATGTATGGACGCAAAATATTCTGTACTAACAAAAGCTGATTCCCGTTTAATCTTTGACGCTGCACTATCACCCGTCGGGCCAACACAAGAAGGACGGCTAAATCAAAGGAGTTACTAATGCGTAACTTTCCTTTCATAACTGCGTCAAGTAGGTTATACCAATCCATTTCACGCATTGTCCCTTCTCTCACAAAAATCCCCTCCTTCAATTTACGTAGTACCTATACGGGCAATACCTACATGAATTAGCCACACAGCCATCACAATACGATGCTTTTAGTCCCTTTTTACTTTTTTTATTGGTAGGAAAATCGGTAGGAAAACAGATTACCGGTTCTTTTACATCTATACTTGATGGAAACTTGACTGTTTCCATCGCGTTGGTAATTTCTAATTCCACTGCATTATCTTTACATGATTCGCACACTATTGTTCCGTGCGAATCGTAATACAATGAAGGGCTTTCAAAAGGAAAAACCTTATAACAAGTGGAGCAGCGTACCGATGGTGGTACGCCTAACTCGGTGTAAAAACTTGGTGGCAAATTTTCCAAATCGTACTGATGGTCTTTTAGGTATTCAACTGTCTTTTTATAGACAGTTGAAGAATGCTTCTTTTTCATTTTACTTCCTCCTTGTGAGGGAGTACAAACCCCCCTTCTCTCATAAATAGTAGCGCATAAATAAAAACAAATCAAACCTCTAAGATAACTGTAGGCAGTCCAACCTCATCGTGCAACGCCTTTATAAGACTATATATGATTTTAACGCATTCTGTAATACAGAAGGCTTGTACTCTACTGTATGCTCCGCGAATCTGTACGATACCCTTTTTGACTTCCGGATAAAAATAGCTGATCAAACTCCACTGGTTTTGAACAGCGAGAATTTTGATTCTTCCTCCTCTAAGATCAGCATCTTGGTATACTACCCGATAGCTTAGTACTTGATCTGAAGTTGATAAAGATAAACAAATCAATAACAGAGGGCCACCAATATAATATCTCATAAAAACATCTCCCCCGTCTATAGTGGAATTTCCAGTACGGAAATCTTATATCCATATTTGTTATGGAATGCTTTGACGAGTTCCGTAACATCTGAAACGAAGTCCCTGTTTTTACGAGGGACGACAGCTACATCCGTATTGTAGTGTGCTGATTCATCACTACCACGAACATATAGCAAGTTCCCTTTTATCAAAGACTTTATTTCGGGAACGCAGGAGCTATGCATTTCTTTATCCCTATGACGGACTGAAAAACTAAGAGTAGTGTCTGTGTCCTGAAATATAACTCTGTATTCAACCATTGCGGCTTTAAATAATACTGCAACCTCTAGGTGGACCACAAGTAACGGTCCACCGATAATATACTTGTAAATCCCATTTTTCAACAACTTCATAACCTCCTATTCAATAACGAGCTTACATGTCTGATGACCATACCAATGATTATACCGCGACACTAGCCTGACAAAACGATCCAGGCATTTATCACGATAAAGTTTCTTAGAAAACGTATATAAAATTGGGTTACTCCACCCCATACTGGGATCTCTTAATGAAAGAGAAAACGGAGTAGCATCACTATATACAAATTCATCAGGACGAATTATAAGATCAACTGAACGTTTGTAGTTGGCTGGAGTATAAGAAAATACAACCCCGTAACGATTATAAATTACTGAAGTAGAGTCTGCACAGATAATTATATTACGAGAATCATATTCTAGTGCAATCACGTTAAACGCACGGGAGGAAAGGATAGTGAACTTTACTTTTAATTTTACTCCCCCTACTACTATAATCATAACTTCGCCTCCCATTAATAAAGAAAGAAGGGATCAGTAAAACTGATCCCTTCTTAGGGAAGGGAATATTACTGAACTTCGATTTGGTCACCTAGATTATAGGTAACCGAAACTTTGAAGATACCGTCTTTAGCTGACGCAGTAATGGCGTCGACTGGGAGATCTGCGAGAGCTAACTTTTCATGAGCTTCGACTTTATCATCTCCTTCATCCTTGGAGACGACAATGTTGAGTGCCTTCCCGTCGCTAGATTTAGCGACTTTGAAGGCATCCTTGCCGAATCCTGGAGCAATAAGAACAAGCTCACCACCTAACGGATTCGTGAGATCATTTTTTTGGACGGAAACCAACCCATCGAACAAATACATAGATTCTTCTCCTTTCATAATTGGTTTTTGTTTGCACGGTTCGGGCAGTACAGGCATGTCCGAACCACCCAGCCACTCAGGTAACGAACTTCCTGGAGACAAGCGGTTCAACGCGTCAATCATGATGATGTAGGCACGCAGAGCCTCGTTCCTTTCCCTTACACTGCTATAAGTATGCTCATACGCAGTGTAGTCCGGTTCCTTACTCCAAATATATAACATACAATCGTCAATTCCTGTTGTGTCGGTAGCTACAATTCTGTATCCGTTCCATTTTCCTAACAACTGTCCCCGCTTTGCTTGATTCTTTATCCTTGGTGCTACCTCTAGTACTTTGACTTCTAGATCCGGCTGGTCTTTGTGGTAACGGAATCGAACCACTAAGGCATCACCTGCTACCACATGCCTAAATTTAGGTTTCGTCATTTCAACTATAACTCTCCTTTCTGATGAAGTAAACTAAGATAATGTTCATCAATCACCCCCCACCTAAACGCTACATCGTGGTGTAATCGTGATGCAATCATGGTTGTAATCGTGATTGCATATTTATTATATCCTTCCTTTCGATACGAAGGAAGGAAAATTTAATCACGCGTCAAAGTACTTACCTGATACACATTGAACCCAAACGTCTCAATCCGGCATACGTTCTCTTCTATCCGAACGGTACTGTCAAGTACCGGAAACGCTACGGTAGGCAATTCCTCTGAATTCAACTTTTCTTGTGCCTTTAACAAGGCAACAAGAAGGAATTGCAGAGCATAACTGAAAGTATACACGTTATCATGCTTCTTCAACTCACTAATAGCCTCTGTAAGATTCTCACCTTTCGGACGAATCGTCTCTTCCGATACTTCGGGAAAGCTATCTTTAACGAGAGTAACCATCGTATCAATGACTTGATTAACTTTCATAATAATCCTCCTTAGTTTTTAATGAACATATTCCTTAGGAAACTGACGTGATTATAGTTAATTACTTCTATAAGCATCTGTAGAAGTTCTATATCGGGACGGAGTACATTATCAAGTCTTATATATCCCTTACTTCTACATTGTTGTAATTCTGGTGTACTCCACCCCTCTAAAGGACGAATGTAATTGTGATTGATTCTCAACAAGTTCCTCCCTACTTCAGGAGGAACACATTCCTTCGGCAACGGCGCAGTATTACTAAACTTGGTAAACCTAATAGCAGCATCCTTATTTAATACGCGAACATTACCTATATATTCCTTCTCTGCAGGAGACACCCCCAAATAAATAACTGGTTCAGCAACATGATCTATCTGTGCTATAACTAGTTGTGGAATTAAATAAGGAATTGCTAACACCTATACACCTCCTTTTAGATAAGTATTGCAAGCAGCCTACTAACATTTATCGATCGGTTAATTTAGTCCAGTCTCTTGGTTCACGCGTGTGGCTTACTTAAAGCCTTGACGTACATCCCTCAACTCCTCTAATTAACACGGTGGATAAAGAGGATAGTCAACCACTTGCAATACTTTATGTTCTGCTGACAGCCCTACTAAACTTATTTCAAGCCATCAGCAGAATTATTATACGCAGCAGAGTAGAAAAACAAAGCTACGTATAATAAACTTTGGTAGCCTCCGTAGGATTCGAACCTACGTCTCTACATTGAGAGTGTAGTGTCCTAGACCACTAGACGAGGAGGCCAATCTTCTAACTTTGGGAGGTGGGAGCCACCCGTTATAATACGGGCAGCTCTAAATACCGATCTGAGAACTCCATCGGATCTCGCACGATCATAACCCCGAAGTTATTGACTGGGATAATCCCTATATCTCGAAAAACACGTTTAACCCAGTCCACTAAGTGGAGTTCTCTATCAGACTCCGTAGGACTGCCAAATGTTCTAGTGGTGACGTTTCTCCATTCTAAATACTGATCCTTTATTGAAACAAGACAGTACCTAGTTTTCTTCTTCAGGTCTACGGATTCTGGTAGACATACAATCTCTGAAACCAAATCGGTAAGACGAATATTATTATTCAAGACACGTTTTTCTCCAATAGCCTTGTAAAGACGAGATGCTCCACATTTTGTAAAATCATAGCAGACAATGTGTACGACACCTTCATTCTTTAGCCGTTCTACCCTCTCTCGTAACTTCACGTCTATTCCTCCTTTTTTGGCTTTTGGCTCATTCGCCAATTTTAGTTTATTGCAAACCAAAAAACGGAGCAATAGAATTATTCTACGATGTCTCGATTCCTGTTAAACGCTAAATCGCGTTTAACAGCTATTATTTGGGCCAACTTACATGCCTTCTCAAAATTAGTGAGAATCGCCAGTAAACTGGCTCGACAGGCAATGTACTCAGCCCAAATGCTATATTCGCCTAACCGATTAACTACAACTACCCTTCCATTCGTTCGTCGATATCTCTCCTGCCTACGAGGAGAGTATATCTTCTTTCCCGATGCTCCACTCTTCTCCAATATCTCACCTCACGCTACCCACCCCCCAAAGAGACTGTAATCCCTTTGCTAAAATTACGAGGGATGCCAAGTCCGAAATACTGTAACAGTACTCTTAATCGGCAGTACCAACCATCCTTCGATACAGCACTTTCGTCCAGGAGGCGAGACTATCGGACGGAGTTGCCTCACGAACAACTCTCCCTCGTAATTTTAGCGAAAGGATTATCTTGATTATACCCCCTACGGAGGTAACAAGTAAAGCCTAAAGCTTTACTTGTTCTCCACTGGGGGAAAATTAACTTCGTCTTCTCCCTCAACGTAAAACTCAAGAATAGCGTCAAATGCTGCTATTTTTAGTCTATGAATTAACTTGGAATAGTGCTTATCGATGAACTCCTCCCATTCTGCAGACGTACCACCGAATTTTTTAGAAAGATCATAAGCAGTAATGGTTAAGTACAAAGAAGAGTAAAATGGTTTTATATTGGTACTATATTTACCAGTATCATACTGAGTATAAAAACCGTAACCACTCCATTTTCTCTCAATATACTCATACTTCTTCTTTGGAGGATTTCTAAGAATCTTACACAATTTTTTAACTGTATCTGCCCACTCCTCAAGGTTTAAATACTCAGTCTTAGCGTGAGGAAAATAATACCCCACGCTAAGATTTACGCCAGCTATGCCCCACTTGGGGCATAAATAACTAATGTCTGTTACGCTTCCGTATGTAAATTTAAATCCAAACTCCTTTATGTAGTCTTCAAACTCTGGATTATCGCATGAATAAAACACCATGTCTTCTCGTCCACGCCTATCTAACTCAATAATGCAGTTTACTTCTGGAGCTTTTAATAGTTTAACGGCTTGTTTGGCTCCAATACACCCCTCTTCTTCCTTGTCCAAGAATAATACGTGGGGCTTTTTTGCGGTGAGACGTAAAGCTTCAACAATCGCCGCCACTCCAGCACGGTCATCCGCGCCGATCCCCTCTTCAGCACTAAGACAGCAAGTCTTTTTATCCAAAACGGGGGTTTTAGGAACTTCTGGAAAGACTGTATCTACATGAGCAACTAACATAATCGGAAGTTCCCCAGGAAAATAAACAAACTCTGACCCCCTAATCATCTTACTATACCCCAACGTGTGAAAACGCTGGGGCAGTAAAGACTCTAGTAAATCTCTGGCAGAAGAATCAAACGTCCACCAATTTCTATAGAACTCAACATCATCCTTCACCTTCAATACTTTCCCCCCTTTCCATTGCACATACACAAGAGGCGCAGAACCACTCACCTTCTAATTCATAAGCACTGGATGTTCTAATATTGGTTTTACAGTGTGCGCATTGAGTAACGCACTCCTGCGCACAATGTTTACAATAGTAAATAGGATAACCAAGTTCCGATACCTGGACCAGCTCACTCTTAAAATTCCATTCTCTACATCTATAGCATGTAAAGAACAACTCTGTTGCACAATCCCTACAATAGAATTCACCTCTAAACTCGAATGAAAAGACTTCAACAGCTAAGATAGATTCTTTACAGTGAGCACATTGTGCTGAGTACTTGTCCCAGCAGGAAGAACAAACATCGTGGCTTTGTGCTCCTTCCGATTCTATATATCGGTTACCACAAATTACGCAAATAGATAATTTTTCATAGCAACTTTCACAAAATCCGCCTGACAGATATTTGGAACTAGAATACTCTTTTCCACAGCATGGACAAGGCACTTCCGACATCCCGACGAAACCTACAAAGGGCGCTTCTACAAAAATAGTGGCCGATGGAACGTCTTCAAAATGCCAATGACCATGCCGTATGTCTATACTGCTACCAAAAACAACTTTTTCATTGGGCATGGTGGCAATATCCCTGTGTTTAATAACATTCCACTCCTTTGATTTCGTCCCACGAACGGAATCAAGCAACTCGGCTCCTATAATACGTGCTGTGCAAGCAAAATGGCTCACCACTTGGGGGTACTCTTTAGAGAATACTGCCGACCCATTCTTAACGTCAAAAAAGACCATCTGTCTCCACAGCTTCTTAGGGAAACGGTGGCCTTTCAAGTAGGTGACTTCCTTATAGTACGCCTTAGTTAACTCACGATACGCGTAGGCGATCCCTGATCTATCGTCTAACAAAAAACTAAAAGGAGCAAAACGGTGCTGCCCATCAATTAAGTGATGGCAACTGCGCCAACGGGTAGTAACCCAAGAACACATAAGCATATCCAATGGATTAAAAGAGACTACAACGTGGTCAGTAGAAGTATTTTTAATCATGGATACAATCTGGCTGTAAAACAAAATTATAAACTCTGCTATTTCTTTCTTCTTCTCTACGGGATAGCCAATAAAGCGACCACATGCCCACTCATAGTCATCCCTCAACACAAGTTCACGAAGGGCTTTGGTTAACCTCGTTCCTTTAGCGACTTTCGTCTCTCCCACATGCAAGTCTTGTGAGAGTTTATTGTTCAATATGTCCTCTATATTGAACACACTGTCAAGTAACCGCAGAAGATACTTAATTGCGGACATTCCCCCGTCATACTCGAAAATGTTCGCATAACCTACTTTATTAGTTGTCCTCTCTTCCGCAATCAGAGTACGCCCAAGTTCTACAAACTTCGGAGCGCACTCAATCAGCTGTTTTTTACTAAATAGTAGATTTACTTCACGAATCAACCTTCCATTTGAGTCTAAAAACGGGAATGCCCAACTTTTCTGCATCCACAATTGGCGCATACGGTCAACGCCTTTTGTGAACGAAGGGGGAATGTCATACACCTCACAAATGAGCTGCCTAACTAACTCCCAATCCCTATCTTGATCTTCTTTACTATACATCGTACAAATAAGTACCTCCTTTTTCTTTTATTTTACCTTCTTTTGATAGACTGTAGTATCTGTTACAGTCTCTTCAGTAGAACAACCCAAATTACTTGCATACCGGATAATCAATTTCTAAAACTTTAGCCTCCTTTCTTTCCCTTCCGCAAATATCGTAGCAGAGATTTAAAAACATAGTCATTAATTTTATCAACTGCTGCCAAAAGCATACAAAAATAATACGTACCTTAATTAATATATAAGCATTTTAAAACTTAAAATATACTTAACTTAACGAATACAAAACGAAAACTAAACTAAAACTTAACGAAAACTTAACAAAAACAAAACGCCCACTCGATACTGAAATAAAACAAACATCGAGTGAGCTTACTGATTAAAGTCATACTGATACTAGAGTCGGTTTAAACAGATTAAAGTCATACTGATACTAGAGTCGGTTTAAACATAATACTGATTAAAGTCATACTGATACTAGAGTCGGTTTAAACAGATTAAAGTCATACTGATACTAGAGTCGGTTTAAACATAATACTGATTAAAGTCATACTGATACTAGAGTCGGTTTAAACAGATTA